TCTGTGAAACTGGGTAGACATCGGACTACCTGGATATACAATATTTAATTGAGTATTAGAGTGACTATGTAAATCTCCTGCAAACACAATCGGAAACTGTGCTAACTTATTCAAGTCTATTTCAGGAGATACATGAGGTGGTATAGAACCTCTCACATGAGTGAATAGAGGTTTTCTTATATCTAAGTCCAATACTGGATTCCATTTTCTATGTAAATAACAATACGGTAATATAGTGTATTGTTCTGTTACTGTTATTTCATCAATGACAGTAACTAAAGGGTTTAATCTTTGAGTCGCAGATTTTAATTGAGTAAAAAATGTTTTATTCTTTTTAGTAGCTTCGTGGTTTCCATCAAAAATAATTGTTGGAATTGTAACTCCACTAATAAAGTCGAAATATAACTCTAACTCAGGCATTGAAGGGAGTCTATCAAATAAGTCTCCCCCAATGATATGCAGATCAACATCTTTCTCAAGCTCTTTAATCTGATCAAAAAACTCACGATATCTGTTTGTAGCCCATTCTACGGGTACATTCTTTTGTCCTAGTTTTATATGCCAATCTGCTGTAAATAAAATCATGCTACGAAATCATCTCCTAGTTGCCAACTGCAACCTGTTAAACCGCCCGCTTGAAGTGCCGCAAGAGTTCTTTTTATCTCTTTTGCACTTCTGCCTGTATCTAATGCATTTATTGATACATGCTGCACTATATTATTCGGGTCTATAATATAGGTTGCTCTATAATGAACACCTTCTTCTTCACTTACTATTCCTAGTTCATAGCCTAAGGCCATGCCTGAATCTGCTGCAAGTGTGTGATCTATATCTCTGATAAGGTCACTATCTTGTTTCCAAGCAAGTTTGCAAAACTCATTGTCTCCACTCACTCCGATTATTTGAGCAGCACTTGATAGTTCATCAAAAGCTGCAATCTCTGTAGGACATATAAATGTAAAGTCTTTTGGATAAAAGTATACTATAGTCCACTCAGAATCAATATCGTTTTGAGTTATTGAGCCTAATGAATTATCGCTTTCGCAAGTGTTCATTTTAAACTCAGGAAACTCTTGTCCTACAACTACCATTTTTGTTCTCCATCTGAAAATTCAGAGGCAACTTCTGCATCAGGAGACTCATTGCTACCTGATCTAACTCTATCAAGAAGTTCTTTTTGAGCATCTGCGCTTGGTCTAGGAAGTACTTCATCCATAGACTTCAAGCCTTCTATCAACTCTTTTTCCGACTCATCTAATGCTCTAGTTTTACATCTAAGTACTTGTAGTTGGTACTCGACGTTGAAAGCCATTGGTCCAGTCTTAACTCTTTTAAAGTGAACGTCCCATCCTGTTTCAGGATCTGTAGGGTCGCCGAGGTCTTCAGCAGCAAGCATTACTTGCTCCAGTAGTTTTTTCTTTAAGTTGAGGACTTTGACTTGACTATCTTTTGGGTCAATACATTGTATTGCATATGACCAACCACATTTCATTTCTGGGTGGTAGTCTTTTACCCAATCTTTTTCTTTGTTGTCAAAAGATTCTGTAGAACGATTGAAGGAAAGACACTCCATAGGAATGTTCTTTGCGTTCTCACCTTTTATCCAATATACGTATCTAGGAAGGATATCTCCTACCATTCTTACGACGTTATCACCGTCTTGATATTGAAACTGATTTATGGAAGACTTTTTAGCCTTACCTTCTAATTGTGCAAATTTTAATGCCATTTTTATTTCTCCTTTTGTGACTTCTCATACTGAAAATAAACTTTATCATCTTCAACTTTGAGTAGCCTATTCATTTTAATTATGTTCTGCACGGCTTTGGGAAGCTGTGCTAGTTCTATAGTTAATTTATTTGTTGTTAAATATTCGTTATAACTTCTATAAGATGCTACGGCAATGTATTCAGCCCATTCTGAGTCAGAAGCAGACTTACGATGCTTGTAGATAAACTCAGGATTAAGTAAAAAACTGTCACCTGAATAATCTTTTCCGTAAAATTTAAAGAGTCTGTCACGCTTGCTTGTAGGTGGGTACTCATAAGTAATGTACCACACTATAAGTAAGATGTCTGAAACCTTATTATTACTGTCTTTAGCGATCTTTTTCCAATTATATCGTATCATATATTATACTAAAAAATTCAACTCCTGTCAAGAAGTATTTTTTCATAGGTCATTTACCTCGTACCCTTGCTTCATGTAGTAGCCTCGTCTATTGTTCGCCTGTTTCCGTGCCGTTTTACCTACTAAATTTATATCCACTACAACAGGCTGGGACTTGTCCTCTTGTATTCTAATAATACGTCCTATTAGCTGAGTGAGTAGAGGTTCATTATTTACAGGAGTTGCCAAAACAAGACAACTTAAGCAATCAAGTGATACACCTTCTGAAAATATAGATTGTGTACCATATAAAATATTTTTATCATGCCAAAGTTGTTTCATCATCTCGGGGCGTTCTTCATGAGGTACATCTCCTGTAATTGATAGAGCCTCATCTCCGCTCAGTTTAGCACAAGTTTTTAGAAACTCTACTCGGTCTGAGACAACCAAAACTTTATGACCCTTAGCTGCATAGGCACTTGCTATCATAGCAACTGAATGAACATACTCCTCTTGATAAGAGAGGTGTGTTACTTTTGTTGCCCATGGGATATTCTGCCCATCCATAAATCTTACGTCTGAGGCTATGATATCCACTTTAGGGGTCATATAGTTTTCCTTTGGTGGCTTATGTACTGTCTGTCCAAAGTAATCTCTGAACACTACATGTTTACCATCTTTTCTTTCAATCGTACCTGAGAGTCCAATCTTATATCTTGCTTTATTTTTATCTACAATTTTAGCAAAAGTCGGACTGCTTACATGATGCATTTCATCTAGTATCACAGTTCCAAATTTATCGGAAATGTCAGAGACTCTACGGTATAGAGACTGAACACTACCGATTACGATAGGACTATCTATATTGAACTTACCACCACCTATGATGCCTGCTTCAATTCCAAAAACTTTTTGTGTTTCTGTTTGCCATTGCTTTAGTAGAGCTAAAGTATGTACAACAACTAAAGTTTTTTGACTTAAGTTTGACGCGATTGCTAAGGCAGTAAATGTCTTACCCCAGCTTACCCACGCGTTTATTATACAGCTTTCGTCTACTCTATCAAAAACTTCTTGCTGGCTTTGTCGTAACTCGAACTTAAATTTAGGAAATTCTATCCGTTTAGTTACTCTCTTATCAACTATCTCATAGTCTTTTGGAATTAAATCTTCTCTACCACTTGGTAACGTTATTAAATCTTTTCGAACAATCCCCATGTTCTTAATTGTTGTAGGGGGATCACGCGGGTCATAGTTAGGTATTGTGTATGTAAGTGTACTATCAATAGCTGACTGCTGACTTGGAGTCGCGTTCATATAGATTCTATTACTTAGTACTGCTTTCATATCTTTCTCCTTGTCGGATTTTTCTTTTGTTCAAGAAAGTCGTAGATAACCCATGGTAAACCGTTTAGGTATAGCACTTGTGCCCACGACTCGGTACTCTTTGGAGGACGTTTTTCTAGAAAAGAAAAGTTAATGTCTTTTAGCCAAATCGTAGATGATTGTTTATTATCTTCTACACTTCGAATCTTGTGACATATTAACTGTGTAAATGTTGATTTTTCATAATGAAAGTATCTTCCCGAAGTATCAACATAGTTTTTTCCTCTATGTTTTATTAGACCCACTATATTATCAATTTGAAACTTAAGTGGGAATAAATTTTTTAAAGGTGTCCTCAACCTTCTCTGCCCGATAGTATCCCCAGTTTGGTTTAAATCATCAAGCACTTGGTCTTCAATGAAGACTATGCCATCCTGTTCCCAGACATTGTCTGAGTTTAATACATAAACTGGGTACACTAAATCAAGCCTAACCATATAGTTTAGTATACTTACCAAAACTATAGTCTTCACCTACATCATAGTCACAGCCAACAGGAGCGCCATTTATATAAACGCCTCTATCCATCTGCACAAACTCTGTCAGTTTCTTACTATATGCGTCAATCTCATGATGTGGGCACTCGGCAAGAATAGAGTCATGTACTAAAGCGAAGATTCTACTTTTTAGTCCGTTTTCTTTTATATAGTTATTCATATCTATTGCGGCAAGCAAGTTCATATCTGATGATACGGATTGAACTAAGAAGTTTATACCACTTCTTACTTCATGACTTGCAATACCTTTATCAGCACTTCTCACATTTTCAAGTCTACGCTTTCTACCAAAAGTAGAGTATAAGTATGCGTTAGCTTCAATAAACTCTTTCTGTTCTTCTAACCAATGTTTTAATCTGCTGAACTGATCAAAGTATTGGCTAATAACTCTCTGCGCATCTTGCACCGAAAAGTTAGACCCTGAGTCTTTTGTTACTTGTTGTGATATCTTATTCGGCCCTGCTCCATACATAATACCGAAAGTAACAGCTTTAGCAGCTTGTCTCTCGAATGTATATAGCTCAGCAACTTCATCGACCTCACAGGGTAGTCTAAATACTAACTTTGCAATTGAACTATGAAAGTTACCACCAGACTTGAATACTTCACTTAGATTTTTATCACCAGATAGGGCAGCTGCTACATATACCTCTGCAGTTGTTAAATCCATTGCAACTATCTGATTACCTTCTTTTGCTTTGATGCAACCTTTGACAATCGGATTGTCACGAGGTATCTGTTGCATATTCAATTTACCACTTGAAGATAGCCTACCTGATGTTGTAGAATGTATATTAAAGTTTGTTCTTAATCTACTGTCTCTATCAAGTTGTGGTATAATTTTATCTAAATAAGTATTCTTAATCTTAGACTTCTGACGAATATCTAATATTAGATTAGGTACTGGGTGCTGCTCGGCAAGCTGTCCTAAGACTTCTGCATCAGTAGAGTTAGCGCCTGTACCTGTTAGTTTACCTGTAGGTTGTAGTCCAATTGCATCAAACAATAGACTACGTAATTGTACTGTACTATTTGGATTGAACTCTTTACCTTGAGCCTGCTCAAACATCTTTACTTCTTTAAAGCTGTAGAGCTTATCAATAGCTTCTTGTATTTCTTTCTCCATCAAGTTCTGTGCTTCTTCTAATCGTCTACGATCAAAAGGTACACCATTATCTTGACAGTCTTTTAAAAATAGCATACCAGGTACAAGAATATCCTTGTATACTTTTACTAGTTTGGGATTTTTATTAAGAGCTTCTAGCATAAGCTCATAGAGTTCAAAGGTAACTGCCGCATCCATTGCAGCATATACTTGCATCACATCAAATGGGATAGATTCCCAAGTGAATTGTGACTTTAGAACTCCGTTACGTTTACAATAATCAGCTATGTAATTATGTAAATCTTGTTCATAGTTTCCATACTTTGTATGTTTTAACGCTAACTGTTTTAATCCATGTGTGCCTGGATTCTCATTCAACATATAATGCATTAGCATTGTATCCTCTATACGAGGAAACTCAAAGTTAAAATGATATTCTAGCATTGCCAAGTCAAACTTTGCGTTGTGAAATACCGTTATCTTTTTGGTAAAGAGCTTCTGGAGTAAAACCTCCACTTCCTCGTCTACCACGTCTGTTAAAATGTATACTGCATGATCTCTGCAATAAGCGAGACTTAGTCCTAAAATGTGACCGTCTCTTGGATAGAGACCTGTGGTCTCTGTATCGCATGATATATAACTTGTTGGAGCGTTTAGCGCTTTGTTTATCCATTCAATTGCCTCTTCCTTGTTGTCAATTCCATAGAATGACTCTGTAGATATATCTACTGGTATTAATTCCCCACTAACATATCCTAAAATATTCTTTAGTGAGTCCTCCCAAGTTCTTCTTGCCTCTGGTCTAAAGGCGAGCATAGCAGGATTGATAACTGGGAGGAATTTATCGTCTATAAGTCTCCCACTATGCTCTGTAATTGATCTCTCAGGTGTGAATTGTTGTAATGCTTCACTTCCTACGAGAATGACCCAGTCGTACGCATCAAGATCAATCTCGATGTCTACGTCACGTTTTAAAACTTTTTTAATTTCTGGATTACTACACAGGTGAAAATGATCGAATTCAAACTCATTGTTGAAATGTCTCACATAGTCTGTGCGGTTTGGTGCCTTATCTATTAAGGCTACTTTTATTTCTTTAGTCATATAAATACTCTTTTAATTTTCTTACTCTGTCTTCTGGCAATGCACCTGGGTCTAATCCATCAGGCATGCTTTCTATATTAGCCAAAAGCTCTACTTGTTCACATAAGTCTGCAACTTTTTCTGCAGCCTCTCTCCCTGCGGTGTCTCCATCAAATAGAATATCTACTTGACGTACACCTATAAACTTTAACATACTTAATTTGTATGTATCGATATTTTGTGTGCCAAAGCAACACATTGCATTTGTTAAACCTTTATCGTGAAGATTTAACGCATCAAAAATTCCTTCCACCAATATTACTCTGCCCATGATAGGCTTTGCATTAAAAGGAAATAAGGGCAGCTTAGACTTTGGGGGGTAGATTAAATACTTAGGTATTACTGTTCTATCCTGATGTCTGCCTATGAAGGCTCGTGTTGCGCCTGTAATATCTGTAACTGGAAATACAATTCTACCTATAAAATGTGAGTCATGGTGCGTAAAAGCGCCAAACTCAGCATAGGTTTTAGGTTTTATATCTCTAAAGTTACTGGTATAAGGCAACGCGTCGCTTGGTGTTAGCAGCCCTATGTTCTGCGCCCTTACCTCTTCTATCTTTTTCTTTATGTTATTTCTTTTAATCTCAAGGTGACTAACTGGGGCATCAAAGTACTTAAAGATATTTCCTTTGAAACCGCAGGCAAAACAGTTGAAGATTCCTGTAATTTTATCAATACGCATAGACGGATTACTATCATCATGCTCTGGGTTCAGGCATGCCACAACATAGTCCGCACCTTGATTGCGGTATACTATTTTATGTTTATGTAATATTTCGTCTACGTTCATATACTATTATAAATTATTCTAAATATCGGAAAAAATAATACTGCAACTAATATAAATGCAGTAAGTGTTTCCAAAAACGATATCAGTCCTCTGTCAACTTCTGTTTCGACTTCATCTCTTCGTTCAGTTTCCATTTTAGCTTTTCTCCTAAATCTTCGTAGTATGTCATGTCGACCCCCGTTACCGTTTTGTCGGCATCATAATACAAACTTTTAAATACAAGCTCCCATAATTGAAATGTAATAGCTATGATACGATCTCTTTCTTCGACATCGCCCCATAGATAGTACAAGTTGTGATAAGGCTTAGAGAACATCATTATGTTAATATCAATGTCAAAGTCCTTATCTGTTTTTCTAATTTCGTGGATAGCTCTTATGCGCTGTCCACCTGCAATAGGCCAGTAAGTGCTAAGGCATAGTACTGGATTATGCATACCTTCTGTAATCAAACTTTCCATAAGAGGTTCGTTTACAGGTATATTTTCTATATTGCCAGCAATCACATCTTTACTAAGTAGTTCTGAAGCTTTCATAGTAACCCACTCATGTAGTGGTAATGCTATTAGATTTGCTGACTGTTTTCCTATTCTATCACTTGCCATTATAACTCCTGTACATCTTCTCCTGAAGACATTTCTTTCTTTAGTGCATCTTTTTGTTTAGGTGTCATTGCAGATTGAGGTCCAATCTTTAATGTGTCCCACTCGATTTGAGACGAGAAGTCCTCGATCGGACCGTTTCTCATCTTCTTACACTCAAACGTCATGCAGTTATCACCTGGCTCCCAAGTCTCTAAAGAGTAAGCAGCATCTGCGGCATCTAAGATACCTTTTGCAAATCTTGCTTCTCCAGTAGCGTCAACCTGATAAGGACTTACATATAGACACTTATGTTCTTGAGCATACTGTTTCAAAGTTTTACTAACTTCTATCTGCTCTGTCCAATCATATTGTCCGCCTTTACTTGGAAGCGAGGATCGTTTCACTTGGTTGATATAGTCTACAATTACAACTCCAATGTCTAAATAGTTCATTCGAACTTCTACTTCCGCTTTAATTTTAGCTAAAGTAAGGGCTGGGTCATATACTATATCTAGTTGTCTATCTAGTCGCAGAGGGAGTTTGATCAAAGTTTCTTGAAACTTATCATAGTCTCCATGAGTATAAAAGTCATTCAGAATATTGGTACTACCTTCGTATCTACTTGCGTTCCACTCTGCGAGTTTATTAAACTCTTTTGCAGTTAGCATACGATTCCTAAGTCTCTCGAGAGGAATACCTGTAGCTATAGACGCCATTCTTCTGAATGTTTGATCTTTTGTCATTTCTATTGTAAAGAAAAGACTACTCTTACCAGCATCATACTGGTTCACTGCTATGTTTGCACATACGAGAGACTTACCACTACCTCTACGTCCGCCAATTAGTACTAAGTCAGTTTTTGCAAAGTGATTCTTCGCATCATATTCTGTATTTAGCCCAAGTGGTATGTAGTTTTTCAACTGCTCTTCTGTCTCTAAAGGATTGATTTTCTGCATATTGATTTCTTCCGAGTCTTCTATCTCAACTTTATTTCGCATATCTACTGATATATCTTCTAAAGCAAGAATATGCTCTTCTGCGCTAGACATAGCCACAGAAGTATCCACATACTTATCTAATTTATTTAAGATTTCGCCATGTGTATATTCGTTTTTTAGGTATTCAAGAAGATGTGGTGCTTCTGAGTCCACGTCAAGAGTTTCTATTGCAAAGATCTTCTCTTTGATAGACTGGTCTCTGAGACTTAGTTTTAAGTCATCAAACGTGGGTAGAGATTTGAAAGTCGAGAAGTGTGTTTCAACGGCTCGAAAGATTGGTTGGTATTCTGTTGGTAAATAATGAGGTTCAAGAGCGCCCCAGGTTTCCATGTCCTGTTCGACAATTATCTTATTAATAAGTGCTGAACTTATATTCATTATTCTCCCAAATTTATGTGCAAAAGAAAGCGTGGTCAAGTTGCCTTAACCACGCCTCTAGGATGAAAAGATTAGCTGGATGCTTTTTCTTTTCTTGCCGCACCATCATAGTCTGCGCACGCAAGACCTCTTCTGGTTAGCATTGTTTTCACACCTCTGACAGTTTTGCCGATTTCCTCAGCAATCTGATCAACTGTGTGATCCGAGATATCCCCTAGCGCAGTAAGTGCATCTACTTTAGAAGCAGCTGTACTTTCTCTCTGCGAAGGAATAGCATCTATCTCACCTGTTCTCAGGAAAGAAAGAGCTTTACCTCTGATTGAATTGACGGGCTTGCCAAGAGCATCAGCGATGTCTTCAACAAACGCACCGTCACCTACCATTGTTAAGAAGGTAGCTTCTTCAGATTCAGAATAAGTTCTGACTGAAGCAGGCTTCTCAGTAGGTTTAACATGATCAGTCAATTCCATAGAAAGGATCTTTCCTTGAATTGACTTAGCGCCATATTTTCCGCCTTCAAAGGCGTTTGCAATGTCTGCATATGTGTAGTTACCAGAGTTATCTGATACAAATGCTGATAAAGTTGCTTCCTCCTGTTCAGTAAATGTTCTAGTAGAAACTGAAGATGCGAGTTCAACCTCGAATCCCATTTTCCTTAACTTAGAACTAACTGATCTAGGAGATGTTTCAAGCTGGTCAGCTGCTTCTGCAACTGTTGCTTGAGATACGGGTGATTCCCCGCCTACGAACTCTGTTAATTCTTGAGTTCGTTCTTCTGTCCACTTAGGTACTGCCATTATTTTCTCCAATTAGCTGTTTTATATTTGTTACTATTTTTATTCCTTTTGATTCTGCTGACTTTGTCTTACTTGAGGCTGTGCCACTTTCATTAATTAGGATGGTTACATCTTTTGTTAAAGTATCTTTTACTCGATATCCATATCTCTCTAATTCTTTCTTTGCGTCTGCTTTCGTTTTATATGAAGTCAAGCGTCCCGAGATACAAACTACTTCGTTTATATCTACGACTGGTACTCCTTCGAAAATATCTGCTTTCCATGTGAAAGGTAAGTCTTTGTATCCGTTTTTGTATGCTGTTTCATACCAACTACAGATATTAGTTGTAACTTTTGGACCTAACCCCGCTTCACTACATCTCTTCTCGGTTAATTCATCAATGTGACTAATCGTATTGCATAATTTTTGAGAAGCTGTAGATCCAAAAAGTGGTATGGCAAAGGCTGGTAGTAACTCTTGAAGATTAGCATTTTTACTTAATTCGATTTCATTTACTAACTTCGTTGCTAGTTTCTCTGAACCTAGCCTTTCCTCTATAAACTCGGGTGTCAACAGGTATATATCTTCTATATACTGTAAATCAAGTTTTTCTATGGTCTTTGTTCCAAGACCTTTGATTCTAAGAGTTTTAGCAAAACCTTCTACAATCTTTGAATTCTTTGCTGGGCAACTTGGGTTGTTGCAATAAAGCTGATCATTTATCAACTTTAATGATGTGCCACACGAAGGGCATACATCAGGAATTTCTATTGCTTGTTGTTTCATCTACTCTTTTTATCAATTATTATATTATACTAAATCTGACATCAAATGTCAAGATTTATTTTTCTGCAAGTCCTACAATTCTAGGAATTATTTCTCCTGACCTGATAACCTCTACCTTACAACCTATGTAAAGTCCGAGTGCTTCAATGTAAGACTTATTGTGTAGCGTTGCTCTACTAACTGTAGCCTCTCCTATTACACAAGGTTCTAGAATAGCTACTGGCGAGACCACTCCTGACTTTCCTACTTGCCATACGACATCTAGCAAAGTTGTGATAACACCTTCTTTCTGTTCTTTTAATGCAAATGCCCCTCTTGGGTGGTGAGCTGTATAACCCAGACTTTTAAATTGTTGGTTGTCATTGACTCTCCATACTGTACCATCGTGAGGAAATTGCGATAATCCCTCCTTCATTACAGTACTGAATCCATGACGATCTAATAAGTCCATGTCTCCTGTCCACTTCTGCATAGGGCTAGGCTCTATACCATACGCTACAAAAAACAAGTCTCGGGAGAGAAACTCGGGAATATCTTTCAGGTTTAAAGCACCTGCAGCATAATTTCTCGAATTGGGTACGGATTTGGGAGCAACTACCTCCCCCGTGACTTGAAAAAGCTTAGACGTAATGTCTATCTTTTTAGGTATATTATTCCATGCAAGGAACTTATCTGTAATATCCAACCCTGTCTTCCCATCTCCTCGAGTAAGAACTTGTGAAAGCTCTCCCTCTACATACAGTAATGATACTGCTGATCCGTCTAATTTAGGTGTGACTACTACGTCCCCGTATGGAAGGGGATTTTTATCGTCCCCTTTAAAAACTTTCTGAAGTGAATACATAGGAAAAGCGTGTGGTGTTCTACCGCTAGGTGAACCAACTTTGGCATACTGAGCAATTTGTGCTAGTCTATCGAACTCTTCGTCTGATAGTGTTGGTATGCCTGCGTAGTAACCTTCGCTCGCTTTATCTAGTAACTTCGTTAAATTTTCCATTTATATATTATATCAAAATACAACTTCCAAGTCAAGAATTATTTTCCGATATGTTCTAAATCTTCGATAGGAACTACCTGATAGCTACCTTTGTTGTAAGGTATCGCTACTGTGTACTTGCGTTTGGCTTCTTCTTTGTAAGAATCGTCCTCGAGTACACAAGGTGATAGTTTGTCGCCTTCCCAAGAAGGGTACTTCTCGGTATGTGCGTTCATTGCCTCCATGCGAATTCGTGCATGTAAGGATATCTTTGCTTTAGTTTGCGGTCTGCGTATAGCTTTCTTCGACTTGCGTGGAAGTGGCTTACGTTTCTTTCCTTTAAAACTGTATCTCATGTTTCCATATATTATTGCCATTTGTATATTATGAAGGCAATAGCTTGATAAATCAAGAAGTATTTGCGGTTTGGCGTCAAGAATAAGAATCTTCTATAACGTCTTTAAAGTATTTATATACTTCGGTTTTGTTCTCTGTTAGTGAGAGTAGTTCTACTAATCCAGCGAACATTTCCCTTGAGTTTGTCATGTCTAATGGCATTGAAACTCCCTGTTTCGTAGCTTGCCATTCACCTCCAAAATCTAAATAGTATTTTCGAAAGTGTAAATATTCCTTTCCGTAGAATGTATTGACTACTAAGCGTATTTGCTCGTAGCCGTCCTCACTTTCGTGAATGATACGAGAATAAAATTCTGGTTCCTGAAATAAATCTACCATCGTGTGTTCCTCAATATACTTGATAAAGGGGTAATATTTGTCACATTGGCAGGTCTCAGCAAGCGATAAGAATCAGTGTCCCAGCACCATAAAAGAACTGTGTCTTTTGTCGGTCGGGCTCTGTTACGCTTTTGCTGTATGTAGGGGGTTGTAAAATCTAAAGTACAGACATTGTACTTTAACTTGCGAGAATTGGTGCTTCTATAGGTAATGATTGCATCACCACAGTCGGTCACCTTGTTTATAAATTCGTCTCTTTTCACGAGTGATTCCTTTGTTTTGTTTATAAGAAACCACGCTACCGAGTATGTTTAATTCAAGAAATATGCTAAAAATTTTGAATGTAAAAATGCTAGGAGCACCTTGTCATACTCCTAGCATCCTCAGGTGGGTTAACCGTTTACTGCGTTAATAACTCCAGCTAGATATTGTGCTGCTTTACCTGAAAGCTTTGTTATAATATCCATGTCGGGTTCTTGACCTGCGTCTGTAATAGCAGCGGAAAGCTCTTGATGCATAGCATCTTTACTTACTCTACCACCACCAGTACTGCCGCCTGATGAACTACCTGCTGAAGGATTCTTTTTAACATATACGCCAGCCCTTGTTAAGATCATTCTGACTCCATTTGGGCTCTCGCCTAATTCCTCAGCTATGTCTTTCACTACTTCCATACTTGTTTCTGGAGTAGGTTCTGCTTCTGTATATAATTTAACCGCTTGTTCTTTTGATTCGTCTGTCCAAGCCATTCTTCGTCTCCGTTTTGTACCTCTAAAGCCAGGGTAAGACCCTGTTGCTTCGAGTTGTTGTTGATAAAATCTGTCTCCCATATTTATATTATAGAAGACATTTCTAATAAAGTCAAGAGATATTTAGTGTGATGCTCTCCAAAGTGCATCTTCTGCCCTATCGTCTGTCCATTTTTCTCCACAGTCTTTGCAAGTCATAACGGGTACGACTATAGCTATAGGTCTAGTGTCGACATCGTATTGAACGATATCAGCTCTCTGATTTATATTGAGACTGTTGCAATTTGGACAGTTCATGATTCTCCTTCATTAGTTGTTCTACTTTCTGATACAGACTATAAACTTTGCGATTGAGTTCTCTAATTTCTCTCTCGTACTCATTTCTGGGTGTGCCGTGTTTATTGTCAGTATTTTCATTCATATTTTCTATTATACTAAATTACGAACCAAAAGTCAAGAAGTATTTTTCTTATGGTTAGCTTCCTACTTGATTCCCATTGTATAATTTAGTTTCTCCTCTGCTGTAGCTGCTATCCCGATTTGTTCATCCAGGGCGGCTATTACATCTGAGTGTTCACCTATACCTACAGGGTGCTGTAGATATATTTCTATATTAGCATTTGCGGCTGCTATATCACCTTCGTACTTCTTAATGAGTGCGTTTTTTATTCTATCTTTCATTAGTCTTTTCCTAGTATAGAGCGTACAAATGCTTTTGTAAACTCTTCCGTGTTTAATATTATTATAAGTAATGCAGGTGCGAATACAACTGAAAAACCAAAGCACAAAAACAAGTAAAGTCCTCGTTTCTGACAAACAATGTTATTCGGATCAAGCATTTTAGCTGCCTCAAAGGCAGGATACCATACTGTGATCATTGTTGTAAAAGCTCCTGAAAAAGCAAATAATAAATAGAAATATAAAAAATCCATCTATTCTCCTTTTCATCACTCGAACGTTACTCCATATTCTTTTAAGTGCTCGAGACTTCCTAGACGATATGCAAGTGTATGGCTATTGAAACCTAGTTTCTTTCTACCAGTCCACCAACCTAAAGTCTTGATTGATTCATCATAGCTATGTAAGTTATAGTTATATACAGCATACATTTTTGCTCCATATTTCTTTTCGTAATTCAAAGTTTTAATTCCAGGCATGGAATCTTGGTACTCTAAAGTCCACTCTCTTCCTATAACACATGGCATATGATATTGAGAGTTCCAAGCTATTTCTCCTTCTTGAAACTCCTCCTTTATACAAACATCAGGAAGTAAAACTTCCGATGCTTTCTCTTCTCCTACAGGTCGTCTAGGTACTCCAACTCTATCAATAATTCCCTTGACAAAAGCTGCTGACCTGTATAATGTTTTTGCAATATCTGTGATACTATCTCCTTCGATATAATCTGTAATTGCTTGTTTGATCTCATGCTCTGCGGCTGGTTTGCCTTTATTTCTAGCTTTCCTACTAGCTATTCTGGTTTGCTCTGCATGAAACTCTTCTAATATATTGTTAAGTCTAGTCGTATTGTAACTAATTCTTAACATTTCGCAAGCTACTTTCTTTGTAGCTCCTTCCTCTAACGCTGCGATAACTCTTTTAATGTTCGCAGGACTTAAATCCTCATGACTTCTTGCTCTAATTCCTCTTTTTGCCATACTAATCCATATCTAATTGTAGTTGATTCTCATACTCGACAAAGTCAGCTTCTTCTTTCTTATCTAACATACCGAGCAATATTACTGCATAGTGAATGATTTTGTATAGGTCTGCGTCATTTCTGCCATCTTTTTTGCCGTATCTCTGTGCATACTTAATTATGTTACCTATACAGAACCCTTCGCCATGATCTGCGTCAAAAATTATTTCTGTAGTTTGAATGTTACCTTTACTGTAATGCTGTTCGTATGTAATATCTATATACCCTTTTACTACTTCTAGTATATGATCCTCATTAAACTTATACTTAATTTTCTCTTCTTGCACTTTTTCTCTCCTTGTATTCTTCATACTTTTCAAGACACCAGTCTCGAGTGTCATAATACTTGTCAGTTTGTGTAATGATAGTAAATAAAAGTACCCAAACTATTGCACTAAATACATATTTACCTATAGTTACAGGTAATAAAAATATTTCCATTTAGTTTTCCTCCAGCCAATCACAGACTTTAGATTCTATCCACTCATCCGCTGGACACCCATCTAACTCGTCTCGTTCTTCTGACCAATCAAAGTCATCTGGAAGTTCCTCGATATCTAAAGCGGTATGTAACCACTCGGATATTTCATCGCCTTCTAACTCTTCTACATCAGCTAAACCATCTTCAACATGTGCAGTTCCAATAAAGTTTCTAAACTCATCCTCATAGGAAAGTTTAATTTTTACTTCGCTATCAAACTGTACTAAGTGCTCGGATAAGTACTCTACAAATTTAATTGGTGGTGACCATGCAGAATAACCTGAGAAGTATTCTTCTCCGATATCATCTATGTTACACCACTTTGCACCAACGTTGTTTACGTAGTACTCCCATGAGTTTTCTAAATAGTCATCTTCATCATAAGTTCCGACAGGCATAAACCCAAGTTTATCTAGATCTATAACTACATCATGATAATGGTTTACTCCCTCCGAATCTGTATAGAATAAAGACTTCTCTGTTTTCATAGCGTCTTTAAATGCGTCTATACATTCTTGATTTCCTGTTATAGACGCTCCAAAATATACATGATTTGCCATTATATATCTCCTCTTTCTTTATCTATAGCTATCTGTTCTGCGATCTCTACACCAAATAATTGTTTATCTTCTCTCCAAGCTTCTACTTCTGCAAAGGCTTGTCTATGGTGCGCAGGTATTTTTCTTTTCTCCATTATATATCCCCTTCTTGTCTAAATTCTGATTTTGCTACTTCGAAGCCGTTGGGGTATCTGGCTTCTAGTTTTGTGATGTTCTCTTCCATCACTTCTTGTGGTGTATAGCCTAGTGCTGTACAACCCTGTACCCAATACCAAAGGACATCTCCTAACTCACGATTGAGATGAAACCTTTCATCGGGTGTGTATTCTTTCCCCTGAAAGATAATCTTTTTGATTATCTCCGAGAACTCTCCTGATTCAGCTTGCATACCTATAGATGCAGTTAGTAACTGCGAAAATTCTACGGGCTTGTGTGCCTGAGTGTGTTCTCTTAATTCTAATAAACGATCTGTAAGTTCTCTAGTATCTAAACTTTGTGTAGATGTAGTACTAAGTACAAACTTACCATACTCGTCAAATGTTGCTTTTTCCATTAATGTAATTTTCTCCTTCCTTTCCAATACTTATCCAACCACGCATCTATTTGTTCTTTAGTATGTGTAGGTGGAAAGCATACTGTTATTCTCATTGGTTTATCTTGTAATACGATTCTCATAATCTGCTAACTCCTCATCCCACCAAACTGGCTTGTCTCTTCCTTTCCAGCTAGCAAATGTTGCCTTGTCAAAGTGGTAGAAGTCGCGATACGATTGTATCGGGTCATCGGACTTAAGATCATCTGGCATTGCCATAGCAAAGGGTGTAAGCCCGATTCGTGGTATATGTCTAAGGTCGGGTAACCGAAGTACCACCTCTTGCACAGACTTGTGGGTCTTTCCATATCTATACCCATACTCGTCATTGAGAGCGAGTGCATAGCAGTATAGCCACTCGTAGTTATCGAGCGACTCTCTTGCCCAGATGGTACAAGGGTGGTTATGCATAGTAGGGAGATAAGGTACATAGCGGGGGTCTTTAGTTTTGACCTCTCGTAATAATTGTAATTCATTCTTTTCTAATTTCCTTGGTTTATATCCTAGATACTGGTCTATCCAATGTGTAGTACATAGCATTTGTGCTGCCTCAAGAGGCATTTTTACAATATGTTTGTCTACATGGTACTCGGCACACTTGTCAATGTCGGTGTCTAAGATAAAAATATTCATTAGTAGTATTATACTAAATTTAAGTTTGTAAGTCAAGAAATATTTTGAGGGAAGGTGGGAACAACACCCAAATACATGAGTGTTGTTAGTTGTGCTTCAGCAGAACAGAGCGTACTCTGTAAGATACGATCACCTCCTCCATGCTCTGCGCAAATGCGTAGCTGAAGGATTTAATTACTTTTTATCTTGTCCTGCCGTGGGGGCTTTATGTGTTCCAGCGTATAGTCCGAACCAAGCTGCGCCTGCGCCGACTAATACTGATATTAAGCCTGATTGCTCGAGCGAAGGCTCGGGCAGATCCATGAACCAAAAGGTTGCATAATAGAGAAGAAACATATAAATACTTAGAAACGCTCTCGGAAATATTCTCCAGCTATCAACTGTTTGCGCCAAGAATACCACTTTCTGATAAGGGTTTACATTATTTATATCTTCTAGCTCTCTAATCCTGTCTTTGAGCTCACTCTTTTCTTGAAGGAGTGCCATGAACTTATTTAGATCAATTTCGACCTCATTCCTATCCATGTCTCCCGCAAATTGTCCAGGTGGCATTGACATTATAACTCCTCTTTATAGATTGTCCATGCACCCCAAAGTAGCGCGACCCATGCCAAAAGTTTGGCTAGTGGATTCATAAATATTACCAGTACTCCCAGTACTACTAATATTGCTCCGTCCCATGAAGTTCGTTCGGATACGCGGGCTTTCACCCAACTCATCCATCCTTTTATTAGCTCCATTTTTTCTCCTTTTTAGTCCCAAAAGTAAGTAACTTCTGCAACTCCGTGATTTCTGCGTCTATGCGAGAAATCTCACTTGGGTTTTTTGTAACCTCAAGCTGTTTTTTCAGCCCCTCAAGAGCTGACTGTAAATTATTTCTTGTAGGTGTCATTTAAAATCTTTTATCCATTTATGTGCAGGGTCTTCTTTATCTATCGGTGTTATATCTTTTCCGTAGACTTTATTTATTTTATATTTCCAATGCCCTTCTTCCATAGCTTCGTCTATCCAGTCACGTGGGTGACCGTCTTCGTCAACGTCTATTTCACAAGTTATTTTTATTTCGTATGTTTGTTTCACGACTTTTCCTTCTTTGGTGGCATAGTTACTTTTCGATAGTAGACTACCACATCTTTCATTTCAGTAATGTAACGCTTTAGTTCTTGCATATTGTAAGACATGACTTCATAGTCAGGCACAGACATTGCAAGAAATATTACTTCACCTTCTTGTTCTTTTATATCTATAAGAAATGTTTCTATGTTTTTGTCTGTTACGGCAAACCATTTAGGCTCCTTGAGATCTAACTCTCTAGGCATAACTGGTTGTACGATTGTGCGGTCTAGCGGTTTGGCTTGAATTTCAATCTGTTTAGTTCCCAGCATGCTGCAACTGGAGACCATCATCGAGATTGTCAACAGTATCACTAAGTTTTTCGATTTCCTCGAATATGTGCTTTGTTCCATTATTTATTTTCCTTTCCATTTTTACTGGGTCTTCCAGTATCTTTGCTGATAACTCATAGTTTGCTATAAACTGTGAGTATCTATTTAATTCTCTTTGAGCTGCTTGGCTAACTAAAGTCTGTGCTTTGAGTGCTTCTGTCTGTAATGAGAAGTCCTGTTGCAAACCTTCTATAGCTTCTTGCTGTGTAGCTACTGCTCCTTCAAGTGCTAAGTTATTTGAGGCAAGTGTTTTATTCTCACCATATAAAAACCAACATGCAAGTCCTAGTAGTACGATAAGCCCTATTAAAAATTGGTTCATAATTGTTCTATCCTATAATTTAGTCCGTCTGCTCCTCGTATTTCAACTAAGTCTCCTTCGTGTGTTATAAACTTCAAATACTTATCTTGTGTTTTGTGGAACTTTTTTACTATAAACTCTTGATCGTCTTGATCTCCCCAAGTGTTATTATAACTAACCCTGAGAGTGTATCTTGGGAATAGCTTTGATATAAGCCAAAGCCAAAATGTTTTTAATTTAACTATTGTACTTCCCACAAGTCTGCCTCTGCTTGTCTTCGTCTCGTAAGTCCTTCTAGAACTTTACCAGCCGCTTTGTTCCACCTCAACATTTCTGATGGAACAGAATTCTTATCACCTGTATTTAATTTTTTCAAAAGTGTGCTGCTCTGTAAGTTGCCTACTCCTAAATTATAAGTCCATGATGTCAATGCATCAAACTCATTTTGTGTAAGTTCTACGTCAACTACTCTTAGTACTTGCTCTGAGAACTCATCTAATTCTTCTTTCAAATCTCTTTCTGCTTGAGGTTCTGATACTAAATCTCCCTCTTTTACGTTTCTAGTACGTCCATATCCTATTGTCCATACATTTGCTGGACATAAGTATGCCTGCTCTTCAAACCCTTCGAAGTGCTTTACTAATTCTATACATTTATTACTTGGTTTCATTTAAAATCCCATTGAAATGCCACACCCACAGGCACTTATAACATTAGGGTTGTGTACTTCAAACCCTGTTTCTACTAATGTTTCTTTCCAATCTATGATAGATCCGTGAAGAAACCCCATACTGTGTGTGTCTACTACTATAACTTGGTCTATTACATGGTCATCTGGATTTGCTATATCTGCTATATCCCACAAATATTGGAAGCCATTGCAACCTCCACCAGAAAGAGAGAGGCGTAGGAAATCGTTCCCTAGCCTCTCTGTGATTTTATTCTTTGCTAATTCTGTTATTGTTATCATAAATATAACTATAAAAGACCTTAGTTATCTTAGCTTGCCCAGAACATAAAAGCGAAAAAGCCATATACACCTATTACTGCTGGTAATAGATATAAGACCGATACTGCTTTCTGTCTAAGAAACCTCAACGTTTCCAAAGAATCACCACTTGCGATTCTATGCAACACTTTCTTCTCCTGTGTAATCTAGGCGTCCAATACGCCTCCGTTATGTGATATCTATAATTTTAGGTCTTTTTTCTTCTGGTATCTCCACATGAAGGTCAACAGTAAGTATGCCATCTATAAACTCTGCTCCATCCACTAGCACATCATCTGTAATAGTGAAAGCTCGTTTGAAAGCTTTTCTTGTTATTCCTCTATGTAAATATGACTCGTCTGCCACATCTTTCAGATTCTTTTCTCCACGAATTTCAAGCCTTCCATCGACCCTTTCGATGGTTATATTCTCTTTTTTGTAACCCGCAAGTGCAATCTCTATTTGATATTTCACCCCGTCCTTTGTTACATTAAAACGTGGATACGAATTATCTTCGTATGTAGGCATTGAAGCGAACCTTTCGAAAAAACGATCTGCTCCAATCCATGACCTGTTAAGGTCGTGTATTGTTGGTAATTGTACTACCATATTATTTCTCCTGTTAGTCTCCTTTCGGACGACTCTATGAGACCCTTTCGGCATCTCTATTAATGAAAATCCCGTATACTGACTAATTTTCATCTTCATTGCAAAGAAGTGAGTATACTTTCTATCCCGCCCTCTACTGAACGTAGCTCTGGAAACAGCTCAGTTAAAAACTGAACTTTTCATTCTTATATTATACTAAAAACTTCACCGAAAGTCAAGAACAATTTTTTTAGTCCTCTTTGTCGAGTTTTATCACTCCTTTTTCTTCGAAGTAAAAAATTGCATCTTGTATTCCTTCTGTCACTCCAATCTTAAAAGAAGTGTATGCTACTCCTGAGAGGACTAGGATATACGCTATAAGTTCATATTCATTCATAATTTTTCTCCTGAGCATATATTGTAGCAAAATATAGTATAAAAGTCAAGAAATATTTACCACATAATCGAAAAAAGTTCTTGACTTGTTTTCCTGAATTTGATAAAATATAACTGTGAAAATAAAAAAGAAGTATGAGATTAAAAACCCTCGTTGGACAGAGAAAGAAGACTTGCATCTAAAAGAATATTACGGATGCCACCCAGTAAGAGAAATATCCATACTACTAAATCGAAGTGAAGACGCTATACGAGGGAGAGTTCAGCGATTACGCAAAAAGGGGTGGAGTTTCGACTCTACTCGGAGGTAAAATATGAAACCAATGAAAGATAATGTTGTTGAGTTTACAGGAGAGTACTATACAACAATGAAAAGAAGTAAGGAACACAATGAAGAGCTTTCTATGCTTCTCATTGAAGAACTAGAAAAAAGAGGGATTGATACACAAAACAACCAATTTTTGTTTGATATGGCATGGGTTGTAAAGTTTCTCCAAGTTACGCTCGATAACCAACTTGGTATCGCAAATGACTTGGGCAGGCTAATGCAAAACATTACAAAGACAGACGAGGCACATCTAAATTGACATCAGTACGAGTAGACAAAGGTCGTTTCGATCAAGCACTTCGAAACTGGAAACGTAAGGTAGATGCGACTGGCAAGCTACAAGAGGTACGAGAGCGTCAACACTTTACAAAAAGATCTGATAAACTTCGCAAGAAGAAAGCAGCAGGTACGATTCGCTGTAAACAAAAACAAAGAAAAGCAGGGCTTCAGCCTGAACCAAGATGGTTAAAATGAACGTACATTATTATATAGACGAGGAAAATAAATTGAAAAAAGAAAAACACAACGCATACCAAGGCAAGTTCTGGTGTCACATAAGAAAGGACTTCTTCTCATGGGAGGAGTTTAAAAACTATGAGCAAGGGAAGTAAGCAACGACCTACAAACCATAAGAAGTTCTCAGACAGCTGGGAACGTATCTTTGCGAAAGAAGAGTTCGAGATGCAATGTCGAGAACTCTATGGTGACTCAATGCCAAGTACAAAGGCATTGAAGGATACTGTACGCAAAGAATTAATTCAACTTGGAAAAATTACGGAGTCGGAACAATTATAATGACATTTTGGGCATTATGGGCGAAAAGCCTAGGGGCGAAGGTAGGCACTCAAAGAGATGCTGATAAGGTAGCCGTGCTTCGTACAATTTTCCTTCTTCTCAATGCACTTACTTGCGTTTTTATTATTGCAAACGTAATTCATCACTGGTAAAATACCTACAATAACACTCTCGAGACCAAGCAGATACCATACCTGCGTTGGTCATGCACTTCTGGAGCAAACAATTTTATTTTAAACGAGTCATAAATGCACTTTATTTTTGTTAGATGAAGCGCATACAGACAGTTGTACTTTCCACCTAGGCAAAAATGATACTTGTAATATGTTAAAAAGTGTGATAAAATATATATAAATCTAGTAGTTGACAACGCAAACAACGAATTCTCTCTAACTCAATACTCTCGAGACACGAGGAGTGGCTCTCCCTCAGGAGAGACATCTCGGAAGTAGTCGAGAGATTGTTATTGAGAATTTTTGTTGCAACTATTACGACCATCTAAAAAACGACGACCGTAACACCTTATTCGGTCTTAAATGATTCCCTCAAACAATTCCAACTTACACAACTTCACCAAATCGCCGATATTTTTAAGACTGTATATGTAAAATTACCTATACGACTGGTGACAATTATATGGGTTAAGGAGGAATTTCCCCTAGTTAATATTTGTATAAACGGTTTGGCGTGAAGGAGTCCTAGAACTTTTCTTTGAACTCCCTATAGCCTATAAAGTTTCCTTCATCATCGTACTTATAAATGGGGCGTGAAATGCTGTAGGGATTCCTACTTTCGCCTACCCATTTGAAATCTTTAGCCACAACGGCTGGTGTAACCCAAACTGCCCAAGATTCTATCGCAAGTTCTTCTCTTAGTAAAGAACCCTCACAATATTTTTCTATCAGCTCTTCGGTTTCTGCTGCTAGGTAATGTAACTTACCTACTTCATCTTTTGCAATGGCAAACACATTTCCCGTATTCTCCATTGAACCTTTTAGTATATCATTTAGAAATGGATCGTTACTCATCAAAGAACTCCTCACTTACTAAGTCTAAAAGGTACTTTAAATCTGCCTTTGGGGCTTTCTCTAGTCCCATCAGTTTAGTACTATCACCAACTAGATTTTGTGCTATCAAACTTACCATTTGCTTTTTTGTAACAGGTCGCTGTCCTGTTTTTGAGAGATACTCTGTTTTTTGGTACACACCTTCTCTCGAAAGTTTACCAATCACGGACTTTGTACTCTTATCCATTTCTTTAGCTATAATCTCTACTGTCTCTCTTGTAGGCTCTGCAGTATACCACGCAACCATAACTTCGACTTGTTCGTCTGTATAGTTAGCTGCCATATGATTTATCTCCATCCCAACTGAAATTTTTAGCTATTTCATTCTTAAAGTAACCATCCACAATGGAAACTGCTAGATAGTTTACTATGTTAAACTCATCGCCAATCGTTTCTGCGATTAGCGGCTCTGCATACCCTAAAAAGTCTAATTCTTTGATACGCTCTGTCATCTCGAACATTCTCTTAGTTCCTGACATTTATCCTCCTTATTTTTTATATTTACTTAAATACCATACAATACACCCTGCAAGTGCAGTAAGTATTAATACTACTAATACGTCTTCCATACTAATCGTCCCAATCATCCTCAAAGAAGAGGATGTCCTTGTTGTTGTCAACTGCATCTTTTAGCACTTCATGTTCGTCTAATAACTCTTGTAAGTACTTAGATGCGTGATCTAAATCAATCGCCAGAGATTTTACTTTCTCATTGATTATTGATATTTCCTTTTCGCACTCTAGTAATTCTACTTCCTCCCGCCGCATAGGCGTAGGGAATTGGATCACATTGCTCTTCGGAATTGATTTTAGTTTTGTCATTTTCTTTCCTATTAACTGCATGGTATCGTTTTGCAACTGTCCATGCTTGATCCTCGCTCATATTATAATAAATTTTTAGAATCTCAACTGCTTGCGAGGGGTTGTACTGTTGTTCTTCTATTAAGGTTGAGTATAAATCCTCACCTTCATCTTGTATGTCTATAATTTTCTCCTAAAATTCTTAACTGATTTTTCAGTAGGTATATTATATCAAAATATAACTTCAAAGTCAAGAAGTATTTTTCTCTCGGGTATAAAAAAAGGTGGAACTATTGTCCCACCTTTCCTTCGAGGGTGCATCGATCTTAGAATTTTTTAGCGTCAGGTAACTCTGCTTCATCGTGTATAGCTACTATTGTCATGTTCCATTCCTCTGCTGCACCTATACGTCTTGCATCGCCTTGAGTCTTCTCCTCTAGTTTTAATACTAGGTCATTTTCATCTGACGCTATAATTCTTACTGTTTTTGTTCTTGTAAAATCTTGTTCTATCTCTACATCATAAATTTTCATTGTTATCTCCTTAATAAGTTTACTACTTTAGTGATCAAAGATAGACGCCCAGCTACTTTATTGTTGTAGTCTATGGTGTGCCACTCTCCACAGTTAGTCAATACTCTCTCTTTTAAGATAGTCATTTGGTCATACTGTGATAACGCTTTTGCATCGTTAGGGGAGAACTTCCACTTCTTCAATGGACATACTTTTCTGTTAGCAATTCTATAACTTTGCTCTTGTTCGGATATTGATAACCAAACTTTGATTAGTGTTACGTTGCTTAGCACTTTGTTTTCCCACTCGTTTACTTGTTCCATAAAGTCTGCATACTGTTTATCAGTACACCAGTTATTTAACTTTTGAACCATCGCTCTGGAGTACCAACTCCTGTCGAAGAAAACGATTTGATTTTTACTGGGCATCTTCTTTTCCCATGACTCAAGCCAATGAGCCATATCATAATCATTAGGTTTATTACTTAGAGAAACTGAATACTTTGTAGTCGGTAGATAGTGAGTCAACTCACGGATAGTCCCTGACTTGCCTGCTGTATCTCTACCTTCCAAAATAATAGCGACACGACCAAACTGTTCCTCAACTATTTCATTGAGCAATACTTGTTGCATTTCTAGTTTTGTCATGTTAGTGTCTCCCATTTGTATTGTTTATGATTATTAAAATTATTAGTATTACTAATAATGCTACTGCTAGTTCCATGAGTCTCCAAAAGAGCTTAGAAACCTATCGAGTAATGACTTGCTACCTTCATACTTCTTTACTATAACCTTGTCGGTATTAGTGTCGAGTATTGTTTTGTACCCGTTATTGAACTCGATAGTTCTAACTCCATTGTTAAAGTGGTAG